CGTTGCTGATAACTTACTTAACAAAATAAGATACTTAGCTAAATCATGTGAGGTAGACTTTGTTATCTTAGACCACTTACACATGGCTCTATCAGCATTAGGCGATGAGCATACAAGTGATGAGCGTAAACTCATAGACTACACCGTATCTAAACTTAGAACATTAGTAGAAGAGACAGGCATAGGTATGATTTTAGTATCACACCTAAGCAGAACAAAAGACGGCAACAAAGGTTATGAAGATGGCGTTGCTGTTAGTATGAATAGTCTAAGAGGGTCAGCTAGTATTGGTCAGTTATCAGATTTAATCTTATCTATTTCAAGAGACTTACAAGATGAGAAAAATTTAGCTCAAGTCAACGTACTTAAAAATCGTTTTAGCGGAGAGACAGGTAAGGCTTGTCATTTATATTATGATTTAGAAACTGGGTGTTTGAATGAAGTTAAGGAGGACACAATTAATGAGTTCTAAATTGTGGACTGTAACAGAAGAGATTAGTAAAGCTATAAAGTTTGCAAAAGAAAATCCATTTCATAACGTAACAATAGAAGTACCTAATGCAAACACACAGATAGCCGCAGAGATAACATTAAACGAACTATCAATTATTGATGAAGCGGCTTCAAGAATTTTAGTATCAATCGCAACGGTACATTAATGGAGATTTGGGAAGCATGGTTAATTGTAATGGTAACAATAAACACAGTACAAAATGTAATAGTATTTTTTGTAGGAAGGAAATTTAAGCGTGAAAAAAAGAAAAGTTAAACTACCTAGTATTCCATTTAACTATGGTTTCTATGTTGCTTATTGGAAAGACATTGAGTCAGACCCTTCATGGAAAGATATGTCAGATGTGTTGAAATCAAAACCATGCGTATGTGTTAGCACAGGTTGGCTCATAAAAAAAGATGAAGACGTACACATATTAATGAGTGATTTTAATTATAAAAAAGATGAGACGTTAGGTGACGCAGGTTCTTCTACTGTCATTCCGTCATGTAATATTATTAAACTAATAAAGGTGGATATAAATGTCTAGTTATGTATTTGATATTGAAACTGATGGATTACTTGATGATGTTTCTAAAATACATTGTCTTGTTTTAAAGGATATAGATACTCAAGAGATAACTTCTTATGAAAGAGAAGACTGGTACATTGGTACAAACAAATTAGAGAAAGCTGATTTAATTATTGGTCATAATATAATTAAGTATGACATTCCAGTATTAGAAAAATTATTTCAGTTTAAAACTGAGGCAAAAATTTTTGACACTTTAGTAGCAACTCGTTTGTTATACCCTGACGTTAGAGACCAAGATTTTAGACGTAAAGATTTTCCTACTAAAATGATAGGGCGTCATAGCCTTGCGGCATGGGGTCATAGAATAGGTGAGTACAAACAATCTATTGAAACAGACTGGTCAGAATATACTCAGGAAATGTTAGAGTATTGTATTCAAGATGTTGAGGTAACACATTCTTTATATAATTTAATTGAGAAAAAGGGTTACTCAAAAGATGCTATGCAACTAGAGCATGATGTTGTTTCTATTATTCATAGACAAGAACAGCATGGCTTTACATTTAATACTGAAGGTGCGGAGAAATTATATTCTAAATTAAATGCTAGACGCATGGAATTAGAAGAGGAGTTTCAAAAATTATTCTTACCTATTACTACTAAAAGAATATCAGAGAAGACAGGTAAACAATTAAAAGATAAAGTAACTGTATTCAATCCTTCTAGTAGATTACACATTGCTGATAGGTTAACAACTAAGTATGGTTGGACGCCTAAAGAATATACAGCAGATGGTAAACCTAAATTAGATGATATAGTTTTAAGTCAGTTAAATTATCCTGAAGCTAAACTATTAGCTGAACATTTTTTATTAGATAAAAGAATAGCACAGATTGCTACTGGTACACAGGCATGGTTAAAAACTGAGAAGCATAATAAAATACATGGGACTTGTAATACAAACTCAACTGTAACAGCAAGAGCTTCTCATTCGTTTCCAAATTTAGGGCAAGTACCAAGTGTATCTGTACCTTATGGTAAAGATTGTAGAGCATTATTTACAGTACCATCATCAAGGAAGTTAGTAGGTATAGATATTTCAGGACTTGAGGTACGCATGTTAGCTCACTTCATGTCTAAGTATGATGACGGAGAATATTCCAAAGTAGTTTTAGAAGGTGACATACATACAGAGACACAGAAACTAGCAGGACTAGAGTCAAGAAATATTGCTAAAGTTTTTTACTACGCATTTTTATATGGGAGTGGCGTGAAAAAAATAGCACAGATAACAGGTAAGAAAATAAAAGAAGCCTCAGCAATTCGTAAGAGGTTCTTAAATAATTTACCTGCATTAAATAAATTAATACAACAAGCACAGAAAGCGGCAGAGCGTGGATATATAATAGGTCTTGATAAAAGACATGTTAAGGTTCGTAGTTCTCACGCCGCATTAAATACTCTTCTACAAAGTTCAGGAAGTTTAGTATCAAAGCAGTGGTTGATTGAATTTAATAAAGTAACAAAAGATATTCCAAATTGTCAGCAGGTAGTTTGGGTACATGACGAAATACAAGTTGAGTGTGAAGAGAAAGATGCTGACTTGGTAGGAAGGTTAGCTGTCGAGTCTATTCAACGGTCAGGCGAACATTTCAATCTGCGTATTCCTCTTACTGGTGAATACAAAATAGGAAATAATTGGAGCGAGACACATTAATATGACAGCAAATTTTAAACCTGACTTAGCCTTTGGTGAAAGTCACGAACAAAAAATATTTAAAATACTAAACATGGATAAGTCTACTGTAGAAGTTAAGACTGAAAAGTTTGAGTCTTGGACTCGTAATGGTAACATGTGTATTGAAGTAGAATGTTATGGTAAGCCTAGCGGTGTATATCACCCTGCACATAAAAAGAATAAAGTAAAATATTGGATACATAATTTATGTGCCAAAGGTAATGAAAATTATTTAGGCTCGTTACTATTACCATTAAAGAATGTAAAAAAACTAGCAAAGAAATATCAAAATAAATACGTCATGGGTGGAGACAATCGTGCAAGTAAATTAATTCTTGTACCTTTATCAGAAGTATTTTCAGAAAAAAATTTTAACTAATCTATGCAGGAAAGGATAGTATAATGAAGAGACGATTATTAATAGACGGTGATATATTAATTTATAAAATTGCTACACAAAACGAAGTTGATACTCATTGGGGTGACGGTATGTGGACTCTTCATTGTGATGAGAATATTTGTAAAGCTCATGTTGATAGTACCTTAGATGATTTAATGAGAGACTTAGATGCTAACTCTTTTACAATAGCATTGACACATAAACATAATTTTAGAAAAGATGTGCTACCTTCCTATAAAGATAATCGTAAAGCTAAAAGAAAGCCAATGGTTCTTAATGCTTTAAGAGAGTATGTAATAGAAAAATATAATGCAGTTGTATTTAAAAACTTAGAAGCTGATGATGTCTTAGGTATTCTAGCTACAGAAAACCATAATGAATACCGCATTATTGTCTCTATAGATAAAGACTTAAAACAAATACCTTCTGTAATTTCTAGTAATGGTTCTGATACTGAGAGTGTAACTCAAGGTCAAGCTGATTACTGGTTCATGTCACAAACATTAGCAGGTGACAAAGTTGATGGCTATGATGGTATCGCAGGGGTAGGGATTAAGACAGCCCAAAAGATATTAGGAGACGATACTAATGTTCCCCTCTTAGATTTATGGCAAAAAGTTGTGAGTGCATATACTTCAAAAGGTTACACAGAGAAGGAAGCATTACAACAAGCTAGAGTTGCAAGAATATTAACAGACAAAGAATACAATAGAGAGACAGGAGAAGTAACATTATGGCAAGTAAAGTAACAAGTGATTTATTAGTTGAAGCGAATAAATTAGTAGGTGGAGATAGGCAAAAAGATTATGGTGATAAAGTAGAGAACCATAGTAACATAGCTAAGTTATGGTCAGCCTATTTAGATATTCCTGTTACTGCACATGATGTAGCTTTGATGATGGTTCTTTTAAAAATGGCTCGTACTAAACTGGGTGCAGTAAGTAGAGATACTTATGTTGACATGGCGGCTTATGGTGCGATTGCAGGAGAGATAAAATTCAGGGAGGAGAAATGATAGATTATACAAGAGATGATTTATTAACTCACTTTGGTAAGACTACATTAAAAGACAGATACTTGTTGCCTGAAGAACAATCACCACAAGACGCATTTATGAGAGCGGCTAAAGCCTTCTCAGATAATGATGAGATGGCTGAACGTATTTATAATTATTCTTCAAAGTTATGGTTCATGTTCTCTACTCCTATACTTACTAATGGTGGAACAAACAGAGGTCAGCCTATTTCTTGTTTCTTAAATTATGTTCCTGATAGTCGTGTAGGATTAACAGGACATTACACAGAGAACGCATGGTTAGCTTCTGTAGGTGGTGGCATTGGTGGTTACTGGGGAGACATAAGAAGTGATGGTACTGCTACGTCAGGCGGTAGTCAAAGCTCAGGGTCAATACCTTTTCTTCATGTAGTTGACTCAGAGATGTTAGCATTTTCTCAAGGCAAGACAAGAAGAGGAAGCTATGCCGCTTACATAAATATTACACACCCTGAAATTATAGAGTTCTTAGACATGCGTAAACCTAGTGGTGGAGATGTTCATAGAAAATGTTTAAACTTACATCATGGTGTGAATATATCAAATGAGTTTATGCAGTTAATTGATAACTGTCTTAGTGAGCCTACTTATGATGACAGTTGGGATTTAATTGACCCTCATACAAAGAAGGTAGTTAAGACTGTATCAGCTAGAGAGTTGTGGCAAAAGATTTTAGAAAATCGTGTAGCTACTGGTGAGCCTTACCTAAGTTTTATTGATACTATTAATGAAGGACTACCTCAATCACAAAAAGATTTAGGATTAAAAGTACATCATTCAAATTTATGTAGTGAAATAACTTTACCAACTGATGAACACCGCACTGCTGTGTGTTGTTTATCTAGTGTAAACTTAGAGAAGTATGATGAATGGAAAAATGATAGTATGTTTATTCCTGATTTAATTAGGTTCTTAGATAATGTCATTCAACACTTTATAGATAATGCTCCTGAAGAAGTATTCAGAGCTAAGTTTAGTGCAATGAGAGAAAGAAGTCTTGGCTTAGGTGCTATGGGTTTCCATGCGTATTTACAATCTAAAGGTATTCCGTTTGAGTCAGCATTAGCTAAGAGTCAGAACCTACAGATATTTAAAAGTATAAAAGAACAAGCAGTTGAGGAGTCTAAACGTCTTGCAGTTAAAAGAGGTGAAGCTCCTGACATGGAAGGGACAGGTATGCGTAACGCTCACTTGTTAGCAATAGCACCTAACGCTTCTAGTTCAATTATATGTGGTACAACATCACCATCAATAGAACCTTTTAGAGCTAATGCGTATGTTCAAAAAACTATGTCAGGTTCTTTTCTAGTTAAAAATAAATTCTTAGAAAAATTATTAGAAAAGAAAGAAATTAATAATGACAAAACTTGGCAAAAGATATTAGCTAACAGAGGTTCGGTATCTAATATAGATGAGTTAACAGAGTATGAAAAAGATACTTTCAAAACTGCTATAGAAATAGACCAACAATGGATAATAGAACACGCAACTGACAGGCAGAAATATATATGTCAAGCACAGTCAGTAAATGTTTTTGTCCCTGCTGATGTAGACATAAAAGATTTACATAACATGCACATGTTAGCGTGGAAAAAGAAATTAAAAACTCTTTACTATTGTAGGTCGGAAGCAATTAAACGAGCAGAGTTAGTCTCACAAAAAATAGAACGAACAGTAATACCAGAAGCAGATGAATGTCTAGCTTGTCAGGCGTAGGAGTAAAATGAAAGAATATAAATCAATGGACGGTAATAAACAATCTGTCTTATGGACTGTTTATCACACAGTCTTGGCAGTTGAGTTAGCAATAATAATAGTAATTGAAGCCTTAGAGTTATTCGATTGGTGGGGGTGGTTTGTATGAGTTTATTTAAAGAGCGAGTACACTATAAACCTTTTGATTATGAGTGGGCGTTTGAAGCCTATGACTTACAACAAAAAATGCACTGGCTTCCTAGTGAAGTACCATTGCATGAAGATGTGAGGGATTGGAATGAGCGATTAACTCCTGAAGAAAAAAATTTAATTAATCAAATATTAAAATTCTTTACGCAAGGAGATGTTGACATAGCTCAGGCTTATAATGACAAATACATTCCTAAGTTTAAACCTCCTGAAATTAGAATGATGTTATCAGCTATTGCAACAAGTGAATGTAATCACGCACATTCTTATTCACTACTTAATGATACGATTGGTTTACCTGATAGTGAGTACAAAGCATTTCAAGAATATAAAGAAATGTCTGATAAACATAATTATCTTTTTGAAGATAAAGGTGAAGGCGTATCAGGACTAGCTAGAGAGATGGCTTGTTTCTCTGCGTTTGGTGAAGGCTTACAGTTGTTTGCTTCCTTTGTTATGCTCCTTAACTTTAGTCGTTATGGTCGTATGAAGGGTATGTCTCAAATAGTTACATGGTCTATTAGAGATGAGACACATCATGTGGAGTCTATGATAAAACTTTTTAAAGAGCTTATCAAAGAACACCCTGAGATATGGACGGAAGAATTTAAAGCGTCTATCTATCAAACATGCAGAGACATGGTTGACTTAGAAGATAGATTTATTGACCTTGCATTTCAAATGGGTGGGATACGAGGATTAAAAGCTGAAGAAGTTAAGCAGTACATAAGGTACATTGCTGATAGAAGACTGTTACAATTATCATTAAAACCTAACTACGGAGTTAAAGATAATCCTTTAGGTTGGTTAGACTGGGTTCTTAACGGCGTAGAACATGCAAACTTCTTTGAAAACAGAGCAACTGAGTACAATAAAGGTACAGTATCAGGCTCATTATGGGGATAAAGTTCCCTTTTTAGAGGATATACATGAATACATTAAATGATTTAGCTCTTCCTAAGACAGTTGATGACTTACTAGAGCTATTAAATAAGACATATCCTGAACAATCTGCGTCTATTGAAGACAATGCTAAAGAAATATATTTTAAAGCAGGTCAAAGAGACGTAGTTCGTTTTGTTAATGTGTTAAAAAAGAGGAGTGAGGACTGATGTGCATGAGTAATAAAACACCAAGTTACGCTAGACCTGACCCTTATATTAAATACAATAACGGTAATGTATTTGACCCTAAAATTCCTGAAGAAGAAACTACTACTGCTACTACTGATTTAGCTAAAAAAGTTGTTACAGACAATTATGGTCAAGGTGGTGTTGAAGGTTCTAACTCAGGATTAAATATAAACTAAAGGAAAAAATAAAATGAGGAAACTATAATGTGTATGGGTGGCGGCGGCGGTAATCGTCCTGAACCTGCTCCTTCTCCAGTAGTAAATGCTTCACCAATAGGTGATGACTTAGCTCCTGAGTTGGTAACAGCAGATGAATTAGATGAAGATGTAAAGAAAAAGAAAAAGAAAAAAGATGGCACTTCAATGCTACAAACTTCAGGTACTAATACTGCTACAAGTTCTACAAACTCTGGTCTTAATATTCAATAATAAATGGAAAATATAAAGATAGATACAGCAAAAGAACGCTACGAAAAATTAAAACACGATAGACAACATTACTTAGATAGAGCAAGAGAATGTTCTGAAATAACTATACCTGCTCTCATTCCTGATGATACATTTAAAACTTCGTCAGATTTATATACTCCCTTTCAATCAATAGGAGCAAGAGGTGTTAATAACCTTGCTTCCAAACTCCTCCTTTTACTACTTCCTCCCAACTCTCCCTTCTTTAGATTATCCGTAAGTGGAAAAACTAAAGAAGAATTGGAGAGTCAAAAAGAATTAAAATCTGAAATTGAAAAATCTCTTGCTAGTATTGAAAGAGAAGTGTCAAGTAAGATTGAGCAACTTGCAATTAGAACAAGTGTATTTGAAGCATTAAAACATCTTATTGTAAGTGGTAATGTTCTAACATATTTACCTAAGAATGGAACAATGCGTGTGTATCCTTTATCTCAATATGTATGTAGAAGGGATAATTCAGGAACACTTTTAGAAATTATAATTAAAGAAAGTATTACACCTTTAAGTTTAGATGAATCTGTGCGTGAAGAAATTGCAAAAGACTCTGATTATAAAGAAGATGAAGAGTGTGATTTATATACTCATATTTATAAATTAGATGATAAGAAATTTTATATCTGTCAGGAAGTTAAAGGAATAAAAATACCTGACTCAGTAGGGACTATTGTCTCTGATAACATGGCGTATCAAGCACTACGAATGGTTAGAGTAGACGGCGAAGATTATGGTAGAGGATATGTTGAAGAATTTTTAGGAGATTTAAAATCACTTGAAGGTTTATCACAAGCTCTTGTAGAGTCTGCGGCGGCTAGTTCAAAAGTTGTATTTATGGTTAGACCTAATGCAGTAACTCGTAAAAGAGATTTAGCTATGACTAGAAATGGTGACATTATAACTGGTGCTAAAGATGATGTCTCAGTATTACAAACTGATAAACAATATGACTTACAAGTAGTACAGCAATCCATACAAAAAATAGAAGAGCGTATGTCTTATGCTTTCTTATTACACACATCAATACAAAGAGATGCAGAGCGTGTAACAGCACAAGAAATTAGATACATGGCGGAACAACTTGAAACAAGTATGGGTGGTATATATTCTTTATTATCTCAAGAGTTTCAACTTCCATTAGTTTCTGTACTAATGAAACGTATGCAACAAAACAAAGAGATACCTGCATTACCTAAAAATAGTGTTAAGCCTACAATTATAACAGGCATAGAAGCACTAGGACGAGGAAATGATTTACAAAAATTAAGAGAATTTGTAGCTGAGATTGCAAACTTAGCTCAAATAAATCCACAAGTAGTAAGTGCCTTAAATCCTAATGATTTAATTAAACGTATCGCTACTGGTCTAGGCATAGATACAGAAGGTTTAATGAAAACAGAAGAGGAAATAGCGGCAGAGCAACAAGCTCAACAAGAACAAATGCAACAACAACAAATGATGGGCATGGCTGAGAAAGCTATTGCACCAGTTGCAAATAACTTATCGAAACAGGATACTCAATAATGGTAGAACAAGTAGAAATAAAACAAGAAGAAACTACGGCTGAAAAACCAGTCGAAGAAACAACAAGTAGACCTGAATGGTTGCCTGAAAAATTTAATTCACCTGAAGATATGGCTAAAGCCTATGGTGAATTGGAAACAAAATTAGGACAGCCAAAAGAAGAAGCTCCTAAAGAAGAAACTAAGCAAGAAGAAACTAAATCTGAAGAGTCATTAGAGATAGCTGAAAAGGCTGTTGAGAACGCAGGTTTAGATATGAGTAATTTACAAACACAATATAATGAAAATGGTAAACTAGATGATAGCTCTTATGAGTCATTAGAAAAAGCAGGAATACCAAAAGATTATGTTGACGCTTTTATACAAGGGCAACAAGCTCTTGCAACACAACAACAAAGCGAAGTTAAAAGTATTGTAGGTGGAGATGAAGCCTATAAGAACATGTCTGAATGGGCGGCAGGTAATATGTCTGAAGGCGAAAAGAAAGCATATAACACAGCCGTTAATAGCAGAGACATGGATACTGTTAAGTTAGCAGTAGAAGGACTTAAAGCAAAATATGAACAAGTTAATGGTACTGAACCTAGTCTCGTACAAGGTAAGGCGTCACCAACTGGTGAACAAGGTTATCGTTCATGGGCTGAAGTTACAACTGCAATGAATGACGCTAGATATTCTAGTGACCCTGCTTATCAAGCAGATGTAAAAGCAAAACTAGCGAACAGTAAAATATAGTTGTGCGACATGGTATATGTGGCAACTGCCAAACATAATTAAGTTAAGTAACTTTACCCTTTGCGGAGGACAATTCTGATTATGAAACTGAACAATGTAAGGCTTTCTTAAATAACCTTAACTAAAGGAGACTAAAATGGCAAATGCAACACCAGTATCGGTGGGCAAAGTCAATGCTTCTGGTAGTGAAGACGCTTTATTTCTGAAAGTTTTTGCAGGAGAAGTATTAACTTCTTTTGAAAGAGCTTCAGTAACAGCAGGTGCAGAGATGGTACGTTCTATCTCTAACGGTAAGTCAGCAACTTTTCCAGTAATGGGTAGAGTAGCGGCGGCTTATCACACAGCAGGTGCGGAAATCACAGGAAGTGACGTAAACCACAACGAAAAAGTCATTACAATTAATGACTTACTATTAAGCTCAGTATTCCTTAGCAACATTGAAGAAGCTAAGAATCACTGGGACGTAAGAAGTGCTTACTCTACAGAAATTGGTAGAGCTTTGGCTTTCCAAAAAGATAAGCATATCTTACAAACTATCGGTCAAGCGGCTCAGGCGGCTACCAACGTAACAGGCGGAGACGCAGGTACAGTATTAACTAAGAATACTACAAATTAGCTAACGCTACAAATGCAGTCAATGTTGACTTCAGTGGTGGTGCTAATGGTGGTGTGGCTGAAGGTAAAGTAATTAAAGTAGCAGGAATTGAGTTAATTCCAACTCCTCACTTTGTTTCTTCAAACGTAAACTCAGGCGTAGACCAAGGTTCAGCTACAGCAGGAGGTTCAAATCCTCAAGCTGTTAACTTGGCTAACTATGTGGCATTAGTTTGTCACCCTAGTGCGGCAGGTACAGTTAAGCTGATGGATTTATCAACTGAAATGGAATATGACATAAGACGTCAAGGTACATTAATGGTTGCTAAATACGCAATGGGACATGGCGTCCTAAGACCTGAAGCGGCTGTAGGTATTAAAGAAGCGTAAGCCTCTTTAACTACATAATCTTAACTAGAGGGCGGACTTAGTTCCGCCTTCTTCTTTTTAAGGGAAACTATGACAACACAAATTACTCCAACTACTGAGCTTCAAGCTATTAACACTATGTTATCAGTTATAGGCGAAGCTCCTGTTAATACAATTACAGGTAATACGAATGTAGATGTATCAGTCGCTAAAAATATTTTAGATGAAACATCTATGTCAGTTCAAACTCAAGGTTGGAATTTTAACACACAATATAAATATGTAGTTTCTTTAGACATTGACAATAAAATACCACTACCCTCAAACTGCGTCCAAGCTGACGCCTCAGCAGATTTTCGTTATATGAATGTTGTTATCCGTGATGGCTATTTATATGATATGGATAATCACACTGACGTTTTCACTACTGCACCTACACTTGATGTAGTTCTAGTGCAACAATATGAACATCTCCCTGAATACGCAAGACAATACATTACATTAAAATCAGCTAGAAGATTTGCTTCTCGTTTTATTGGTGACTCTGAAATAACTAAATTAGTAGGTACTGATGAACAAGAGGCACACAATACTTTTAAACAAGCTGATACAAGAAGTGCTGATGTAAATATACTTTCAGGAGACGCTAATACTTATTCAATAATTAACAGACCTCCAAGAAGGACATACTAATGCCAGTTGTATCGCAGAGTATTCCTAATTTTATTAATGGTATATCTCAGCAAACACCAACACAAAGAGGAATTAATCAGGCAACTGAACAAGTAAATCTACAAAACAATATTGTAAATGGTTTATCAAAGCGTCCACCTCTTGAATATATAGCAACACTTGATGCTTCAAATGTATTCCCCAACACAGCAAAATTATGGAACATACAGCGTGATGAAAGTAATCAATACTTATGTGCTTTTTATGACAACGGTGTAAAGGTATATGATTTAGCAGGTAATGAAAAAACAGTTTCTTTTCCAAATGGAAATACTTATCTTAACTCAACTAATCCAAAAGAAGATTTTAAATTAGTTAACATAGCTGACTTTACTTTTATTGCTAATAAATCTATTGTGCCAACAGCAGACAGTACAACGTCTGCGGCTAAAGTAGAAGAGTTTCTAATTTATGCTAAGACATCTAACTACGGTAGAGAATATAAAGTTGCTCTTAAACACCCTAGCATGTCGTATGAAGTAGAAGTTATATTTCAAATGCCTAGTGGTAATGATGCAACTACTGACAGTGAATTTAGAGATACAAATAAAATTACAGATATACTTTTAAAAGGTACTTCAAGTACACACTGGAATGGGAGTGCGTCACAAATAGGATTTAAAACTGTTCGTACTGATACAGGAGCTACGTTATCTACTACTGAAGGTTTAACAAATTATTCTGGTATTAGTAACTACTTTACTTTTGAGTCTTATGACTCTGTTATCTATGGTAAGCCTACTGACGGAAACGCAAACTATACTGTGTCTACTTCTGATGGTGCAGGTAATGCGTCTATGTATGCTATTAAAGATAAGATACAAGATTTTACAAAGCTACCTTATTACGGAAAAGATGATGTTATTATACAAGTAACAGGTGATGAAGGAGATACTCTTTCTGATTATTTTGTGCAATTTAAAGGCAATGGTATTTGGAATGAGTGTATTGCTCCTGCTACAAGCATAGGATTAACAGACACTACAATGCCTCATGCACTTGTTAATAATAATAATGGTACTTTTACATTTAAAAAAATAGAATTTACTGACAGAATATGTGGAGACTCTTTATCAAACTCTGACCCTTCTTTTGTTGGTAAAGCAATTCAAAATTTAACATTTTATAAAAGTCGTTTAGGAATTTTATCAGGTGAAAATTTAATTTTATCTGAAAATGCAAGTTACTTTAATTTCTTTGCTACAACAGTTACACAAGTTTTAGACACTGACCCTATTGATATAGCGGCGTCAGGTACGCAAGTTAATACTCTTAAAAACTCTGTAGCATTTAATGAAACTTTATTATTATTTTCTGATACAGCTCAATATAAATTAGACTCAGGTGGTGATACAATAACACCTACGTCAGCCATACTAAATGAAGTCTCAGTGTTTGAGCATGATGACAGTGTAACTCCTGTAGCGGCAGGTAAGTTTGCATACTTTTGTCAATCAAGAAATAATAATACAGCAGTAAGAGAATACTATGCTGATGATGATACTTTAACAAATGATGGTTTAGATATTAGTGTGGCAGTACAAAGTTTAATTCCTGCTAATCCATATCAAATTATAAGTAATACGATTGAAGATACTTTATTATTTTTAGTATCAGATACGGCAGATGGTGCAGTAGCTCCTGCTTCTGTAGGTTCTGCTGTTACTCCAACAAATGCTAACACAATATATCTTTATAAATATTTCTTTGATAAAGGCGAGAAGGTACAAACAGCATGGTCTAAGTGGACATTTAATGGAGTAAAAATATTAGGTGGCATGACTAGTGATAGTTTTGTTTATTTATTTACTGCTGAAGGACAAGATACAAAATTATTTAAAATAGATTTAAGAAACTTAGAAGACACAACTATTGGTTTTAATGTTCATTTAGATTTACGAAAAAAAGTTACTGGAACATATAGTTCAGTTACAGGTTTAACTACAGTAACATCACCGTATGGTGCTAAGACAGGACTCATGGCAGTTGATGCTACTAACGGCTCTAACTATGCGTTAACGTATGTTAGTGGTTCTAACTACACACTGATTGGTAATCATACAAATGTTTACATAGGTGTTCCGTATGAGTCTTTATATACTTTATCACCTCAATATATTCGAGAAGATACAGGTAGAGGACTTATGGCTATTACGTCAGGTCGTTATCAAATACGAACAATAAATTTTGATTTTGAAAACTCAGGATATTTTCAAGTAGAAGTATCTCCTGAGAATAGAGATACAAATACAACATTTATGAATGGTTATATAATCGGTACAGCAGGAAGTACAATAGGTACACCTGCAATTAGTTCAGGTACACTAAGAGTTCCTGTTCAATGTCGTAACACAGATTTTACTCTTAATATTAAAAGTAGTTCTCACTTACCTATGTTTATAGCAAGTGCAGAAGTTGAGGGCTACTATCATAGACGCTCAAGGAGAATGTAATGAAAGAAAAATATGTACGCATTGCTAAGTTAGCAGATGTACTAGAGTTAGCTCCTAAAATTAGAAAAGGAGATAGAGCAGAAATTAGAGCTTCAGATAATGCTTCACCATTAGAAGCCTTAATCGTTCCTTTTACAATCGAAGGTCATAAAACTTATTCTATCATTGGTACTAAAGAAGAAGGTGTTATTGGTATGTTTGGGTCAACGCCAAGTGCAGAAAAAGGTTATGGCTGTGCATGGTTATTATCAAGTGAAAATTTATTTAATCATACAAGACAATTTTTAAAAGAGTGTCCTTATTGGATAGAGCAAATGAGTGAGGGGTATGAACACTTATATAACTTTGTCGATAAAAGAAATTGGCAATCGCTAAAATGGTTACAGTATTTAGGTTTTGAAGTGAAAGAAGAATTAGGTGAGTATGGGCATGAGAAAATACCATTCTTATTAGTGATGAAGGAGACTGAAGTATGTGTGGCGTAAACGAAGCTATGGCAGTGATGAAAATAGGACAAGCTGTAATGGGTCATCAAGCCAAAAAACAAGCGGCTAAAGACCAAGCATGGGCTAATTCAAGAGCTAAAATGACAGCCAACAAAGCCTACTTAGTTGACTTATCTAAAATAGAAACTGAGCGAGGTATGGCGGCAAGAGAAAAAGCCTTAGAAGAATTTAAAGTAGACCAACAAAAGAAATACGATATTGCAAAAATGCACAATTTAGGATTTGGTAATCCTGCTGTAATAATGCGAGACATAGGGTCGGCGGCAGATTTAGATTATAACCAAATATCAACAGAGTATATGGGTGACATGTTTACTCTTAATAATCAAACAGATGACGCATACGCAAACTTACAACGTACTTACAATAGTTTAGAGCCTGTTGTTGCTCCTAGTGTTATGTCATTAGGATTAGATATAGCAGGTGCAGGAGCAGGGTATTTGAATAAACCTGCAAGTGAAAGAAAGTATTTTAAAGGATATGGTAAACAAACGGACACAGCATAATGGCATATAAATCAAGAGTATCAAATAAATATTATGGTTCTACATACGGAGGTAGACCTAATGTCGCTAGAAGTAATGAGTTATCACAAATAGTAAATACACTAAGTAATATGACACCTGCTTTAGAGCAGTATAGTCAGAATCTTATTAATGATAAAAAGACTATTGCTGTTAATAAAATGCAAGAATTATATGCGTCAGGTTTAAATGCTGATGACATTAGTAAACAAATATTATCTGGGCAACATAAAGAGCTTTCTAATATGTATGCAGAGTCAGCAATACATGGTCAAAACGGAAGATTTAAAGCGGCAGACACTATCGCTAAAATTACAGCAGACTTAGATAACTATGACCACACCACACAAACTTTAGAAGAGTTTTATAAAACACATGTTCCTGATTTTAATGGTGAAGACCAAGCCTATGTTACAGGTTTTGCTACAGTCTTTAATCAATACAAAGCAGAAGAAGCTATTAAAGATGGTGTTATCAGAGCTAAGTATGCTCATAATAAAAAAATGGAAGCAGGTGTTACTCTTTTACAAACTGTTACTGATATAGATAATGATTATTGGTCTATGGTTAAATCACTTAATACAGAGCTTCCTACTGTAGATGGTAAAAAACAATATTTCTTTAGTAATGATGAGATGAATGAAGTTGCTATCCGTCATGCAGAAGTTATATTTCAGACAGCTAAAACTTCTGAAGACATACAAGTTGCTTTAGAGATACTTACGTCAAACAGAGGGACAGGTGCAGGAGGCAATAAATTAGGTTCACTACTTAGTACAAATCAAACTCAAGTAACAGAATTAGTTTCTAAATTAAATGATAAGAGTGCAAGACTAGAAAACCAAAGTAGAATTGATGAAGAAAATGGAAAACAAGAACAAATTTCTGAATTATTTAAAGACGCCTTTAGTGATGAGAACAGAGGTAACTTTGAAAAACAAAATGAAGTAAGAGACGCTTTACTTGCTATAGACCCTCCTTCAGCTTTACAGTTTGATAGATTAATTAATGCTGATAGAAATATAGATGTTGACCCTGATAAGATAGATGATTTCTTAGTTATGGCTATTCAAGGTTCATTTGATACTCCAACTGACCTTGTAAAGTATATGAATGATAATAATATTCCAATGGAGAATTTATCAGGTGCATTAGGATTATGGAGTACGGCTAAAACTGATTTAAAGAATAATGCTCTACCAATACATCAATCTAATACAACTTATGTAGAGCAAATGAGTTTAATTAATAGTTCTATTAGAGGAGCTTTCACTGATGAAAAAGGTGTATTTAGAGCTAAAGGTGGTAATAACGCATTACGAAAAGCGGCTAACTACATGACTATAGAAGTTAATGCTTATGAACAACGTTATTTTGCTGAGTTTGGAAAAAAACCTTCTAATGAAGATAGAAGGAAATTCATGCAAGACTTAGGTGATTATGTAATGAAAACTTATGGTAACGTTATTAGCAATCCACAAGGAAACCTTGATGACGTAGAAACTATGGTAGAAGTAGAAGAAAGAGTTAAAGAAGAAGAATTACAAGAGACAATTAATAAAACTTTAAAAGACGATACAATAAAAACATACAACGAAAGTTTTGAAAAATTATTAACTTATGATTTCTTATTTGAAGATTTACCTGAAATTGTTGAAGGAAGTTTATTTAATTTAGAAATTGGAGAAGAACAAAAAAGTATAGACAAAAGAAATGAGGTTATAAAACGTAAAATTAAAAGTTTCTTTACTCAACAAAAAATAAAAATAGATGAACCATTTATTAAATTTATAACTGAAAATCAAATAACATTTCAGCCATTAATAAAAGAAATAGCTACGAGATATAATATAGACGCTAATCAACTAATAGAATTAATAAAACAGTTATCTGTAGAGGTATCATAATATGGCAGAATTTAATTGGGATACAGGAAAATATGAAGAGCAAAAAGAACCTATATTAAAAACATATAGTTTTGAAGATGAGTCGCTACAAGACAATCAAATTGAAGGAGGCTCGACAGGTCTATCCTATAATGTTGATGTAGATACAACAGCTCTTAAAAAACCATTATCAGCTCAAGCCGCATTAGATGAAATACAAACAGATAAATTTTTAGAAACTTTAAGAAGTTATTATGACCATAGAGACGGCGAAGAATTTTTTAATAATGATTTTAAAAGTATGTCTCATGCTGACTTATTAGAATATTTTTATAATGACAGAACATGGCGTAATAATAATACAACGTCTATGTCATTTGATTTATATAATGTTTTTGCTGATGAGCCTGAAAGACTAAGACAATTTGCTTACTTACAAGAAACATATCAATCGTTGCCTAATTTTTGGAATGACCCAAATAGAACCTTTGGAGCGTGGTTATACGATTTTGGGGGAGCAATGATAGCTGACCCTATTAACTTACTTTCTTTTGGTATTGGTAAACAAGTAGCTAAAGAAACTTATCAGGTAGCTCTTAAAGAAGCTCTTAAAGGTAAAGTTTCTAAAGAAATAAGTGAACGAGCTATTATAGAAGCACAAAAAGAAGCTACTAAAAAAGGATTAAAGAAAGCTGTACTTAAAGGTGCGGCAGTAGAAGGGGGTATTGGTGCAGGAACAGGAGCATTACATAGTACACTTTTACAGACAACAGCAATACAAGCTGATATTAAAGATGAGTTTAGTCTTAAAGATTTAGGTATTTCAACAGCCGCAGGATTTGGCTTTGGTACAGTTTTTGGTGGAGCTTTTAGTTATGGAGGTTTTAAATTAACATCAAGACAACAGAAAAATAATTCTGTTAAAAACTTAGTTGATTTACATAATTATGGTCGTAGTGAAATAACAGGTAAGAAATTATTTGATGATTTGACTATGACTAAAAAAGGAAATGATTTTTATAAAAACAAAACTAAAAAACAAATAGATGAAATAGAAGCAAAGAATAAAATTAATCCTAATGAAACAATAGACCAACGAATTAAATCATTAAGACAGACAGCTAAAGAAGGTTTACTTAATTCAGATAAACCTCCTAAGACTATGTTTAACTATAAGCGTATGTCTGATGGGACTTTTGGGACAACTGTATATTTAAAAAATGCGGTTAAAGAAATAGCAAATGTTTTAGAAGAAATAGCGGCAACTAAATCTTTTCAAATGATTAAAGAGAGTGCTGAGAGATTAGGTGTTAATCCTCAAGCTGTTATTAAAGCTATGGAAAAGTTTGGTACTCAAGGTAAAGAATTAGCGGCTACTGTCTTAGCTCACGATATGATTGTTCTCAAAAATATTGATGACATAAAAAGACTAGCAAGTATGTTGGAGTTTGAAAATTTAACTCCTGCTGAAAAAGTAAAAATATTAAAAGAATTATCAGAGAGAGACGATTTAGCAAAAGAATTATTAGTCATTAGAAAACAAGTACAAAATAATTTAGGTGTAGGTCTAGCGTCACTAAGAATTAATAGAAAAGAAATGGTTGTAGCGGAATTAATTGTTAATCCTCAAAATCCAAAATTAGCTAAACAAAAATATGAGGGTAATCCTGAAAACTTTTGGCGTGAGTTAGCTAAATTAGATAGTAATGAAGCTATTGAAGACGCTATGAATAATGTTAGAAAAACAAATAGTTGGGATTTAGCGGCAGAGTACGTTAATAATAACTTACTTTCTTCTCCTGATACGCACATATTAAACATAGCTTCTTCTCTTGTGCAAACACAATGGAAACCTTTTGTTATGTTGTTAAGAGCGGCAAACATGGGAGTTACAAGACAAGCTAGAGCAGGTATAGTAGCAAGAGAAGCACTACAAACATACTTCTATCAATATTATTATATACTTCATGCAATACAAGGATTAGGTAGAGGGTTTAGGCAGGGAAGACCTGTGCTAGATGCTATGCAAATGAAAGTTGATAACAACATTCGTCAAGGTCAACTTCAAAGATGGTTAAATGAATGGGGAGATTTATTAAATGGTGGAGGTTTTGTTGGTAAAGGTTTAAATAAATTTGTTTATAGACCATCTACATTTACATTAACACTTCCTCTAAGGCTTCTTAGTGCAGGTGATGAGTTCTTAAAAACTATGACCTTTAAAGCTAGAGTAGCGGCACAAGTTAACTCAGCTATAATGAGAGAAAATCCTGAATTAATATCTAGTAGTTTTCTTCAATTAAAAAATAGAAAAGCCTATAAAGCAGAATTTCAAAGACGCTCTAAATTATATCAAGAAAACAGTGGTAAAGCTATAGAAGCAGGGAATGTTAAAGGTACAACAGAAGCAGATGCTTTTGAAATTAATGACCCATTAGAATACGCAAGAGACTCTACTTATACGCAATCTGCTCACCAAATGGCGTTTGACCCTAAAACTGGTAAACGATTAAAATTTAACTTAACAGGCGGTATTTTAGCATGGACGTCAAAACATAGATGGTCAAGAGTATTTGGGTTACACTTTATTAATACTCCGTCAAACTTATTAAGATGGAATTTTCAACACTTACCTATACTTGGTAGATACCAATTACAAATGCGTCACATGTTGGCTAAAGATAAAGTAACTGGTAAATACTTAAATCCTGAAAAAGCGGCGGAAGCTAATGCTAGAATACAGATGGGTTATTTATTATGGGGTAGTGCATTTATAGCCGCACAATTTGGAATGGTAACAAGTGGTGGTTCTCCTAATTATAAAGAAAATGATGAAAGAACGGCAACAACAGGGTGGAAACCTTACGCAAGAAAAACACAAGATGGAAGATATATCAGTCTTAATAGGTTAGACCCCTTTATGATGCCTTTCTTTATAGCGGCAGATATAACAGAAACACTAACGACAGCATTAAAACATAATGAAGATTTACCTGAAGAAACAGAAAATAGACTAACAGAAATATCTATGGGTTTAATAACTTCACTAACAAGAAATTTTACATCAAAATTTTACACAAAGAATATGCTAGAAACGGCTGATGTAATATTAGGTGACGGTCTTATGAAAACAAGAGACCCTGAAAGATTAGCGGCTTCTATGTATGGGCGATTTATAAATAAATTTGCACCATTATCAGGTCTGCTTAGATATAAAAATAGAGTTGATGACGATTATCAAAGAGAAATTTGGGGTTTTATGGATAGGCTACGAGCTATTAATCCATTAGATGACCCTGAAGGAGTTATGCCTCAACGTAATATTTTTGGTGAAAAGATTAATAGAGAGAATGGGTGGCTATTTGGCTTAGGCGGAAAGACAGGATTATGGTCTTCTCCTTTTGCTATGACAGAATTTAAGAATAGTATTGTAGCAAAATTCTTTAATGAAAGAGATTTTGATTATACTGCTCCTAGTAAAATAGATAAACACACAGGAATAAACCTAAAAGAAAAAAGATTTAAAACTGGTGAGCATAAAGGTCAAACTTACTATGATAGGTGGTTAGAAATAAAGGAGACAATGAAAGTCTTTTATGCACCTTTAGGTAAAGAAGCGTCATTAAAAGAAATTTTAGAGTATGAAATAATTACCCCAACAAGTCAGATGAATAGATTACCTGAAGGTATTGTTGCAGGAGATGACTATAAACAAAAACATTTATTATCATTGGTACATGCTTTTGAAAAAGACGCTTATGATGTAATGTTTGAAAATAATGAAGAATTAAAGGCATTACTAAAAAAGAGAAACACATTTATTGAAAAGAAATTTAAATCAGCAACAGAAATATGGTTAGAAGCCTACAATAATATAAAATAAAGTTCCCTTCTTAGAAGAGAAATTCATAAATTAAGGAAAAATATGGCTAATAGTTTTGTACGTTACACTGGTAACGGTAGTACAACTGCGTATTCTGTACCTTTTAGTTACAGAGTTCAAGCAGATGTTACAGTTACCGTAGCAGGTTCAGCGACAACAGCTTTTAGTTGGAATGGTGCAGGGACTACAATAACCTTTGACTCCGCTCCTGCTAATAGTGCCGCTATTGAAATTAGACGTACAACAAGTCAAGGAACAAAATTAGTAGATTATGCTTCAGGCTCAGTATTAACAGAAAATGATTTAGATACAGACTCAAATCAAAGTTTCTTTATGTCTCAGGAAGCTATTGATGACGCAGATGATGTTATCAAATTATCAAACTCAGACTTTCAATATGATGTAGGTAGTAAACAATTAAGAAATGTAACTGACCCTACGTCAGCACAAGATGCCGCAACAAAGAATTTTGTTGAAACAGGGGCTACATCACAAGTAAATCAAGCAACAACTCAAGCGTCTGCGGCGGCTTCGTCTGCTACGGCGGCGGCTACAAGTGCAACAAGTGCTTCAACTTCAGCTTCTACAGCGACAACTAAAGCTAGTGAAGCTAGTACGTCAGCTACTTCAGCTACGGCTTCAGCTTCAACAGCTACGACAAAAGCCTCTGAGGCAAGTACGTCAGCTTCGACAGCTACCACAAAAGCTAGTGAAGCAAGTACGTCAGCAACGGCGGCGGCAAGTTCAGCTAGTACAGCGTCAACTCAAGCTACTAATGCGGCTTCTTCAGCAACGTCTGCGGCGGCTAGTTATGATAGCTTTGATGACAGATATTTAGGAGCTAAGAGTTCAAATCCTTCAGTTGACAATGATGGTGCAACTCTAATTGATGGTGCATTATATTTTAATACAACAAATAATGTGATGATGGTGTATGACTTAGGTAATACAACATGGCTTAGAACAACACCAACATCTTCAGACCAAACAGCAATTAATACAGTCAATTCAAATGCTACTAATATAAATACAGTAGCAGGTCAAAATTCAAATATTACAACTCTAGCAGGTATTTCTAGTGATATAACTGCGGTGGCAGGAATATCAGCAGATGTAGCGGCAGTAGAAAATAAACTAACAGAAATAGAAGCTGTAGCTGATGATTTAGCTGAAGCAAGTTCAGAAATAGATTTAGTGGCAGGTTCAATTGCTAACGTCAATACAGTTGGCGGAGCAATCGCTAATGTTAATTTAACAGGTGGTTCAATCGCTAATGTCAATACAGTAGCCTCTAATATTAGTGGCGTAAATAGTTTTGCTGATAGATATAGAGTAGACTCAAGTGACCCTACATCTTCATTAGATGAAGGTGACTTAGTATATAACACATCAAGTAACGCATTAAAATATTACAACGGAAGTGCTTGGTCTTCTGTTGGAGTAAACACAGATGAGACTTCCAAAGTATCATCTAACGACACCACAGCAGGTTTCTTAAATGGTAAACTTGTAGCAGGTACAAATGTTACTTTCACTGAGAATAAT